TGTCGAGAACAAAAGCGTATGGGTCGCGCTGACCTAGGTTTAGACCAAGCTCAACCTTGACTGCGGGAGCTGGCATTACGCGCCCTGCCAGACAGCACCAGAGGTGCGCTCGTAGTCCTTGATAGCGTCTACGATGGCTTTACCGATGGTTGCTCCAGAACCGACTCCACCTGTGACGGTGATGTTGTACTGATTCTGCTGTTTTTGAGTGTCAAATAGCGACTTAACTCCTGTAGTAGCAATTTCAGAGGCTAGTGAGCCAATCTCACCAAATCCAGCGTTTATTTGTCCTAGAGCGCCTGCTCCACCTGCCACAAGTGCGCTTGCCAGCCTTGCACCACCCATCGGACCAGCTTGGATTACCTGCTGTAATAGCGCTGGGTCAAGACCCATAGTTGCAAGCTGAGAAATGTTTTTGGAAAAGTCTTTGACCTTAGAGAGCAACTTATTCATGTTGCGGATGATGGCGTTTGTAGATCCACCTAAGCCTGTGATGTCAAACGCGCCCATAATAGCGTTTTTGATACCGCCAAAACTTGTTTTGATGGTATCTAAGAAACCTTGGTAAAGCTGGTTGAGTCCGTCAATACGAGCGGCCTCAGCTTTTGCCAGCTCATCTGCAATTCTGTCGCGCTCTTGGTCTGCTGCAATTCTTGCATTTTCTGCTTTATCATAAGCGGCAGCAGCAGCTTGCTGACCAGCAGCCGAATTCTGGTAATTCTTTGTAAGGTTAGCAATGGCTTTACCGCCATTCTTAGCAATTCTCTTTAGTGCTTGATTAGCAGCTACTACAGGCTTAGAGCTACTTGTAACCCATTTAGCTACTTCTTCACTAAGTCCCGCACCTTGTAAAGCGGCTTCTTTTGTAAGAACCTTTTCATTTTTTCTTGATTCTGCAATAAGGGCTGGAAGACCAGACAAGGCTGGAGTTTTTGACGCTCCGCCAGTAGTAGTGTCAGTATCAGTATCAGTACCAGTTCCAGTTTCTTTAGGTAGCTTTACACCAGCCATCATTGCCATACGGCGAATCTCATTAGCAGCGTAAGTAGCGGAGATTCCTAGACCACGAACCTGTTCTTTTAGATTGTCAAGTCTTGCTTTGTCTGCGCGAGCAACCTCGGTTTGCAAACGCTTGGCTTCATCAGAGGTGTCAGCGAAGTCCACCGCTAATCTACCGAACTTACCGCCCATGTAGACACCAGTTTTGGCTGTTTTATCGCCTATGCCGTTGAAGGCTTTTAGTGAGGCTCCAGCTAGGTTTGTATTGTCAGTAAGTCTTCGTGCTGCATCTGCACCAAAAATGAAAGCGCCACCCGCCAAAAGCAGAGCAGAAGTAACTGGGTTAGCTACTACAAAAGCTGAAGCTATTGCGAATAATCTAAGGGCAGTTGTGACTGTTCCGAGAAGTATGGCAAATTGAACCAAAACTCCAAAATTAGACGAAATAAACTTAAAAGTTGCTCCAACGCTATCCGCAAGGAAGCCCATTGTCTGACCAGTAGTTGTGGTTGCATCCCCAGTGTCTTTGATAAATTGAATAAACACTTCAAGGGCTGGTAGTGAATCTGTTACAGCCTGAGTAAGTCTTGGAGTTAGTTCATCTACCAATGGTTTTAGGGCGGCAACTAGCTCTCCCATGACTGGCAATAGCTGTGTACCAACAGTGGCTTGCATGTTTTCAAATTGAGCCTGGAGCTTCTTTTGCTCTACATAAAGGTTGCCCGACTGAGCGCCAAAGGCTCCAGTTGCATCTGCCGCACGCTGGTAAAGAAGTTCCAACCGAATAGTCTGTTCAGCATTTCTTCGAGCAGCGCCCTCAAGCTTGTCTTGTCCCCTAGCAGCAAGTTCAGCGTTGATTTCGCTCTGCTTCATAGCGACACCGAACTTCTCAATCGGGTCGTACTCACCGCGGAACAATGCGGTCATACCAAGCAAAGCTTCTTGGACATCGTAGCCGTAGGTTGCAGCTAGGTCCACACCAAGAGATACAAGCTTCTGAGTTTCGCTAGTTACGAACTCCATGCTGAAGCCAGATTGTTTTAGAACAGATCCTAGAAAAGTTGAAGCTTTAGCAGCATCTTTTTGAGCTAAACCAAGATTTTCAGCATTGAGCGTAAACTTTTCAATAGCAGGCGAAAACTCGTCAAAAATAGTTTTGACCGAAAAAATGTTTCGTTCTAGGTCACGAGCAGAGTCAATAGATTCTTTTGTAAATTTTACGGCTTTAGCGGCTAGACCAAAGGAAGCAATGGCAGCACCGACTTTGCCTAGTGTGCTACCAAGACCTGAAGTTGCTCTGCCAAACTCACCTAGTTGCTTATTGGCGGTTGATATACCATTACCCTTGAAGGTGCTGACAATGTTAAGAAACATGTTGCTCATGCGCGGTTATTCCTGTCAATGTTCTGTTCAACAAATCTAATGGTTTGGTCAATAGCCTTTTTAGCTTCAGCGCTTACTGCTGGTAGAGACTTATCAAAACCAGGGTAAACATTCCTTGATTTCTTGCGCTTACTCGGTTTGACAACAGAGCCTAGGTTATTGAGGAACTCTTGTACGGCCATAGCTTGAATTTCGTGGCTTCTCATAATTTCAGGTCCACCAAACTCTCTAATTCTATACATCCTGGTAGTAGCTCTTGAGCCGTGCTTTCTAGCTACATCAGCAAGAACTACACCTGCGGAGTGAACCCTTACTCTTGCGATTCCAGTTGCGCCTTTTTTGTTTCTTTCTAATTGTGAAGAAGTAACATTGTCGTATTTCTTTCGTTTCGCACCAGTTACAGCACTACCGACATTTCCATAGTTAGTTCCCCAACCAGTACGACCACCGTGACGCATACCACGCATGGGTCCAGCATGACCAAGGGGTTTTGCCAGCTCGTCTTTTACGCTTTTTATAGCTGGCTCTGAGATTTCTTTCCAGCGTTTCTTTAGTTCTTTCATCTGCTGAGGATCAATCTTCTTCAGTTCTTTGACAAAGAGCCGCCAGTCTGAGGCGTAGACCTTTATTGCACTATTAGTGCCGCTGTAAAGTTTCAATGCCATTTAGTCCGCCTATCTAAGCTAAGTCTACCGAACAAAAAAGAAGCACCCCGAAGGGTGCTTCTTCTCAGCGCTTAGGTGCTTGGTGCGTAGCTCGCCATACAAGATAGCGACCAATGGTCCAGAGCATCCTCTCATCAAGCTTCATAAGCTCAAGAGGGCTGATGCCTGTCTCGACAGCTAATGTGGCGATGTACCAATGAGCTGACGATTCACCAAGCCCAACTATTTTTTTTGTTCAGACGGGCTGACACTTTCTACGGTGTCCACCCACTCCTCAAACGAAAGAGTAGTTGCTTTAGTGCGGGACTCGCTTGCCCAAGCTAGGAAAAGCAAGTGAGTAATCTTGATGTTGTTCTCAAGACTGGCTATTGACATGTCAAACTTAGTTTCAAGCTTTACCATGTCAGACGGATTGCAAACGATTTCTTTTAGCTCATCTGGTGTAGCAGAGTAAGCAACTTGTAGGTTTAGTCTCATAGCTGAATCCTAGCAGTTATTAGGCTGCTGCGGTTGCCCTGGTAACATCACCAGATACAGGCCATGTAACCGAAAGTGTAGCCAAATCGCCGACTGCGCCTGCGAAAGGTTGGTACTGAGTGCAAAGCGCTGTGAACTGGTACTCAGGGTTGGTAGCGGTGACTGTGCCAGTAGTAGGCGCAATCTTTACAGCTACGGTTGAACCGAGTAGTGGGAACAATAGAGCGTCTACAGAGCCAGCTCCGAAGTCTTGGTGGAAGTCTAGTGATACAGAAGCGTCTTTTAACCCGCCAATCCTGGATCTATAGGTAGATCCAAAAGCTGTTGTCTCAACTTCATCTGCGGTGATGTCAAGAGTTACAGAAGCGATGTCATCACTGATGACGGTGGTGCCTATTGTAATCTTGTAGTCTTTTGCAAAAAACTTTGCCATTTATTTCTCCTAGTTTGCTATGACTGTGACCGTGAAGTCGGCAGCCAGGTATGTGTTGTCATTTAACTGAATTGAACCAATGGAGTTCAATGAAGTCACTCGACAGTCGTAGGCTGTTCCGCCAAGGCTCTTGTCTAACTCTATCGCACTTTTGATAGAGTTTTGCCCTGTCGAGATGTACATGTCTAGTGTCCTCTGAGCAATACGCTCGGCTGAACGGCCCACAATAACTGTGACGGTAAAGTTGTAGTCCACCATGCCACCTGCGTAAGCCTTGTCATAGCTGACCGAATCCAGGGACACAATAGCGACAGGTGGGTTTGGGTTGTCAGGGATTTCTGCCGATGTGCGAAGACCAGTAATGGTTGCAAGGTTGGTTGCAATCCCAGCGCGGATGTCTGAGATAGATGCCATTAGCTGAAGGTCCTCATAATGCGGTAAGGCATTACTAGCTGCTCAACATCTGGGTCTA